CTATGCGTACCGGACGAATTTGCAATTGGTATCCAAATAAGGTATCTGTTGAATTGTATAATGACACTACTGGGCGTAGGCAAATGATAACCATATCTAAATCTGCAGTAGCCATTATCGAGAATCCGTTCTACACTGTAATGAACGAGCCAAATTCTACGTTGCAGCGTCTTATTCATAAAATGGCTTTGCTAGACTCGGTTGACGAAATTAGCAGTTCTGGCAAGCTAGATCTGATAATTCAGTTGCCATATGTTACTAAATCAAAGACTAGACAAGATCAGGCAGAAGAACGGCGTTCACAAGTAGAGAAACAATTGGAGGGCAGCAAGTATGGTGTAGCTTACATTGACGGCACAGAACGGGTAATACAGCTTAATCGTCCGGTTGAGAACAATTTAATGTCCCAGATCGAGTATCTTACGAGCATGCTATACAGCCAGTTAGGTATAACAGCTGAGATATTAAATGGTACCGCCAGCGAAGCTGCGATGCTTAACTATTACAAGCGAACGATAGATGTCATTATTACGGCCATCATTGACGAATTTAAGAGAAAGTTTCTTACTAAAACGGCTCGTTCTCAGGGCCAAACGATTCGGTCTTTTAGAGATCCGTTTAGTTTGACCCCAACGACCGCTATCGCGGATATCGCGGATAAGTTTACAAGAAACGAAATCTTATCTCCGAATGAGGTTAGAGGTATCGTTGGTTTCCGTCCTTCAGAAGATGCTAAGGCCGACGAGCTTCGTAACCGTAATATTAATCAATCGAACGCTGAAGTTGGTGAAGCTGCTGTAGCTAGTTTGGACAATCAAAATGAAGGAGAAGTAAATGAAGTACGATTTTAGTGGATATGCCACTAAAAACGATTTGCGTTGCTCGGATGGCCGCACCATTCGGCAAGGCGCATTTCGGGAATGTGACGGGGCACAGGTTCCGTTAGTGTGGCAACATATGCACGATTCTCCGGATAATGTGCTCGGGCACGCTCTTTTGGAGAACCGTTCCGACGGTGTTTATGCATACGGGACTTTTAATAATACCCCAGCGGGTCAGCAAGCTAAGGAGCTTGTGGCACACGGCGATATTAACTCTTTGTCGATTTATGCCAATCGTCTTAAGCAGGTCGGCAATGATGTTACTCATGGGATCATCCGGGAGGTTAGTTTAGTGCTTTCCGGTGCCAATCCAGGGGCTCTAATCGATAATTTAGCAATTTCTCATGCCGATGGGGGGTACGAAGAAGTGGAAGACGAGGCAATCATTTATTCTGGCGATTATTTGATGCATGCCGATGAGCCAGAAGATGACAGTGACGAGACAATCGAAGATGTTTTCAATACTTTAAGCGAGAAACAGAAGCAAGCTGTTTATGCTATTGTTGGCGCTGCTCTCGAAGATCAAAAAGTAGAGCACGCTGATTCGGACGACGCCCAGGAAGATTTCGACAACGAGACGATTGAAGATGTTTTCAATACTTTAAGCGAGAAACAGAAGCAAGCTGTTTATGCTATTGTTGGGGCTGCTCTGGAGGAGCAGGGCGGCGAAGAAGCCGAAGATGTTGAGCATTCGTTTGATGATGGAGGTTATGCAATGAAGCACAACGTATTTGAGACGGAGGAAGATGGTATGGACGTTCTGAGCCATTCGGATGTAGAAGCTATTTTTGCGGACGCTAAGCGTTGCGGTAGCTTGAAGGAAGCCACTTTGGCACATGGTATTACTGGCATCGCGAACCTGTTCCCCGAGGATCAGCTTGCTGTAAATCAGCCCGGTCTGATTTCTCGCGACATGGCTTGGGTTAGCGCAGTTCTTGACGGTGTTCATAAGAGCCCATTCTCCAAGGTTAAGTCTGCTTACGCTAACATCACTGCGGACGATGCTCGTGCTAAGGGTTATGTCAAGGGCAATCAGAAGGTCGAGGAAGTTATTACGGCTCTTAAGCGTAGCGTTAGCCCGACCACTATCTACAAGCTTCAGAAGCTCGATCGAGATGATCTCGTTGATATTACCGACTTCGACGTTGTTGCCTGGATGAAGCAGGAAATGCGTACTATGCTTAACGAGGAACTCGCTCGTGCTATTCTGGTTGGTGACGGTCGTGCCGTAACTTCTAACGACAAGATCGATGAGACCAAGATTATTCCTGTTTGGAAGGATGACGAGGTCTATACAATTCATAAGCAGGTTACTCGTGGAACGGATTACGCTAAGGCGTTCATCGAGTCGTGCATTCGTGCCCGTAAGGAGTACAAGGGCACCGGTTCGCCGACTCTGTTTGTTGGTCCTACGCTGCTCACCGATATGCGTCTGATTCGTGACACGCAGGGTTATCGTCTCTACAAGAACGATCAGGAACTGGCTGATGAGCTTCGTGTTTCTAAGATCGTTGAAGTTGAGATTATGGACAATCTTACTCGCACCGTTACGATTTCGGGTTCCGAAACTGTGCTTACGCTTGGCGGCCTCGTGCTCAATCTGAACGATTACAACGTTGGCGCTACTAAGGGCGGCGAAGTCACTCTGTTCGATGATTTCGATCTCGATTACAACAAGTATGAGTATCTGATCGAGACTCGTTGCTCCGGCGCTCTGATTCAGCCGAAGTCGGCGATCGCTCTTGAGTTCCTTCCGGCTGCTGGTAACTAAAAGGAACAATCAAAATGGCGAAATTTTACGGTAAGATTGGATACGTAGTTACGGAAGAAACTTCTCCTGGTGTTTGGTCTGAACGTGAACTGGATCCAATAAATTACTACGGCGATATTTTGTCAAACGTTAGGCGCTGGAATTCTAGTGGCGATGTTAATGACAATTTGTCTGTAGACAATCGTATTAGTATTTTGGCGGATCCTTTCGCCTTTGAGAATGTTCAAGCTATGAAATGGATCGAGTTCATGAACGCCAAATGGAAAATTTCTTCTGTGGACATTGAGTATCCTAGAATTATTATAACATTGGGAGATATTTACAATGGCTAAAGACCGTTTGGCGTTGCATGGAGTCTTAGTCGATATTTTGGGGTCGGAGCATGTTTATTACGATCCTCCGGAAACGATTAAGATGGTTTATCCTTGTATTGTATATGAACATTCGAGCAATCCGTCTCGACATGCCGACGATTTGCCGTATAAGGTGGACTCCATTTATACGGTGATCTCAATCGATCGTAACCCTGAAAGCACAGTTCCAGATCTTATTGGGCAATTACGTGGGGCGGCTTTCGATAGGCATTTCGTTTCGGATAATTTACACCATTATGTGTATAGGGTTAGATTTATTGATGATTAAGGAGGCCTTTTATGGCAGCTTTGACTTGGGATGAGAGTGGCGATCGTCTTTACGAGACCGGCGTCCGTAAGGGCGTTCTGTATCCGAAGACTACTGCTGGCGCATACGGTGCCGGCGTTGCTTGGAACGGACTCACCAGTATTACTGAAAATCCTTCTGGCGCGGAAGAATCGTCTTTGTATGCAGACGATATTAAGTATCTGTCTCTTTACTCTGCGGAGGAATTCGGTGGTACGATTGAGGCTTACACATACCCGGATGAATGGGCTGTGTGCGACGGATCGGCCGAGCTTGCGACCGGTGTTATGGCCGGCCAACAGCCTCGTCGTGGTTTTGGTTTATGCTATCGTACTGTAATTGGTAACGATGAACAGAACGAGTCGTATGGTTATAAGCTTCATATTATTTATGGCGCAACAGCTTCTCCGTCTCAGAAGCAGTATCAAACCATTAATGATTCGCCCGAGGCTATTACGTTCTCGTGGGAATTCACAACTGTTCCGCAGAGTATTACTCTTCCGGAGGGTGATACTAGGTCGTTTAAGCCTACCAGCTTAATTACCATTGACAGCACTAAGGCTGATGCGACTAAGCTTACCGCGCTGGAAGCTATTCTGTACGGAAGTGGGACCGGTACTGGTACCGATCCTCGACTTCCGCTTCCGGCTGAGGTCATCACGTTGATGTCCTAATAAGCTATATTTTTCAGAAAGGAGTATTTTTATGTATAAGAAGATGATTAAGTATACCGATTATAACGGTATTGAGCATGAAGATGCTTTTTATTTTAATATGACAAAATTTGATTTAATTAAACTTGACACTGAACATGCCGGAGGTTTTGAGGATTATATCCAACGACTTACCAAAGCTATGGACACAAAAGGCCTCATGGATACTTTTGAGCAAATTATTAAATGCTCTTACGGAGAAAAAGACGAAACCGGTTTGCGATTTGTAAAAAACAAAGAATTAACCGAGGCGTTTACGCAAACAGAAGCGTATTCGGAGCTCATGATGGAATTGATTACAAGTGCAGAAGCAGCTTCTGATTTTATTCAAGGCATAATACCAAAAATTGAACCGGCCGATGCAGGCACGGCTTCTAACGTTGTGTCGTTGGCCTAATATGCTTATACTAAATATTCCGGCCACAGAACTTTATGATGAAGCATCTGAACTATTCGTAGAGGTTAAACCAATTTCGCTTCGACTTGAGCATTCGCTAGTTTCGATTGCCAAGTGGGAATCGGTTTGGAAGAAGCCGTTTCTTAGTAAAACTGAGCAAAAAACGTTAGCGGAATCTAGAGATTATGTTAGATGCATGACACTAAATCAGCACGTTGATCCTTCGGTGTATTATGCGTTGACGGCAAAGGATTATAAAAAGATCAACGAATACATCGAAAGCAGTCAAACGGCCACTTGGTTCAATAATCGAGGGAATGCCGCGCCGAGCCGAGAAATACTAACTTCAGAGCTAATATATTATCAGATGGTTAATTATGGAATTCCGTTTGAATGCCAAAAGTGGCATTTAAGTAGGCTGCTCACTCTTATTAGAATTTGTAACATTAAGAATAGCCCGGGAAAGAATATGTCTAAATCTGATATTTTTGCGCAAAATCGTAAATTGAATGCTATGCGAAGGAAAGCTATGCACACGTCGGGGTAATTGGATATGGCTAATGTAAAGATAGTGGATCATGGATCTTTTAAAAATGCATTCGCGTATTTGCATTATTTACGTGATCGAAAATATTTAGAGCATATGCATGAATACGGTCAACTTGGAGTTGAGATTTTAAGTCAAGCGACTCCAAAGGACACGGGTTTGACTTCAGAATCTTGGACTTATGAGGTTAGATATGGTGCTAGAAAGTCAGAGATAATCTGGAGAAATACTAACCTCACGTCGCAGGGAGATTCGATTGCTATTTTGTTGCAGTATGGGCATGGTACTGGAACCGGCGGGTACGTTCGTGGAATAGATTATATAAACCCAGCGCTTAAATCGGTTTTTGAACAATTTCTGGTTGAACTAGAACAGGCGGTGAAATCGTTGTGAGCAATACGATTGATACACGTGTCGTTGAAATGCAATTTGATAACGCCGCCTTTGAGCAAGGCGTTAGAACTTCTGTCCAATCGCTTCGTACATTAGATAAAACTATAGAAAACTCGGCCAAAGTATCTACATATTTAAAAGGTCCTCTTCAAACGGTTAGCTCTATGTTGGGCAAGATTTTACCGGTTGATCAAATAACTTCGGCAGCTGGTGCTATAAGCAGCACCGTCCAATCTATATTTTCGTCTACTTTTAACGCGGTATCTTCGGTGGCTAAAGTTGGGCTTGCGTCATTAACGGCTATGGGCGGAGCTTTGACCGCTATGGCTGCTAGTGGTGGTATGAAAAGAGCACTTAATATTGAGCAAGCTCGATTTCAATTGGCCGGCTTAGGTGTAGAATGGGATCGTATAAAAGGCGATATTAATTATGCGGTAGAAGGAACCGCATACGGATTAGATGCTGCCGCTAAAGCCGCGTCTCAGTTGGTGGCTTCTAATGTCGAAATCGGTGACAGTATGAAAACCGCTCTTCGCGGTATTTCTGGCGTTGCCGCTATGACTAATCGCGAATACGAAGACGTGTCACATATTTTTACTACGATCGCTGGTCAAGGTAAAGTTGGCGGAATGCAACTTACCCAGTTGGCTACATATGGTTTGAACGCTGCGGCTATTTTAGGAAAGGCTTTAGATAAAACCGAAGCTGAAATTAGAGATATGGTCTCTAAAGGGCAAATTGATTTCGCCACGTTTGCAAAGGCTATGGACGATGCGTTTGGTCAGCACGCTAAAGATGCTAACAAAACGTTTACTGGTGCCATGTCTAATGTTAAGGCGGCTTTGTCCCGTGTCGGTGAGGGTTTTGCCACGCCATTCATAGAAAATTCTATTGAAGTTATGAATTCGTTCCGAGAAGTTGTTAATACTGTAAAGACTGGAATGGGGCCTCTTTATACGGAAGCTTCATCCATCATGGAACGAATCAGAAAAAAAATAGTGGATTTCTTCAGCCAATATACTGGAAAAGAATCCGCTATAGATGAAATGGGCGGGTATATCGTTACTGAAGCCGAATTAACCGCCACTCGTTTAGAAAAAATATTTCAATCTATTTTAAGAGTTGGGCATCATTTTTCTGGCGGTATCGGAAGTGTTTTTAAATCGCTTGGGGATATTTTTAGCAAGACATTTCGTAATATTAACCCATTGCGAGATTTAAGTAACGCTATGTACAACATAGCCGGGTATGTGGAAAAAACTTTTAATTTTCCAAAAACCTTTGTGGAGCTTCCGAGCGTTTTTTATGATATTTTAGATACAGTTAGAATGCTTGGATCTGCGATTAAAGACGTTTCCTCGGTCGCTTTCCCGGCATTGGTTAATGTTGCCGAGAATTTATCGCCGGTGTTTGCCGAATTGGTAAAGATATGGAACGCCTTTATTCGTACGGGAATACAAATCGGTACTCCGCTAGTGAAGGGCTTTTTCTCTGCGTTAGAAAAAGGATCGCAAATAATTCGGGCAATGCAGCAAGCTTTGTTTAATGTAGGGGTTAGTTCCGGGTCAATATCTTTGACTTTAAACAAGCTAGCAACTAACTTTACAGGGTTTATATCTGATGTTGGGTCATTTATAAGTGAGTTAGTTGATTTGGATGCTGTATTGTCAACTATCGGAAGTGCTTTTACTACAGTATACAACGCGGCAAAAACAGCTTTTTCTTGGTTGAACGCGAATTTAATTGGCATTATAGCAGACGCTTTGACGCACAGTACAGAATTGATTTCCACTTCTATTTCCGCTATATTAGAAGGACTCGGCAAAGCCGACGTTGTTAAAAATTTCTTTGATTTGTTTAAAGGACTTAGACCTTTAGACATCTTGTCGGTTTTTAATTTCGGAGCACTTTTGACTGCTGCGGCCAATGTGGAACGCATCTTTGGAGGTATTCGCGCCGGGTTTGGCGAATTAAGTAAATTCGAATCATCAAAATGGATGACCGTAGCCAATTTCTTGGGGCTTGGTCATCCTATGAATATGATAGCAAACGCCGCTGTCGAAATGAAAAATGTAATGCTGCAAATTCAGGGCGAAATCAAAGCGAACGTGATTCTTCATGTAGCTGGGGCAATAGCTTCTTTAGCGGGCGCAATGTTATTAATGGCGGCTATCGACCCCGACCAATTGGTTACTGTTTCTCTAGGTATGGCAGTAGCGGTTGCTTCATTGGTTAGAGTAGTGCAAACCTTGTCAGGCGCTTTTACGGATTATACTATTAAGCAGTTGCTTCCTGTGGTTGGAATTTTATGGGCGATTGGATCTTCTTTCGTAAAAGTGGCATTAGCTATGCGCGTTTTGGCAACTATGGATCTCGAAAAAGAAGTTTTACCGGCAGTTATAGGTATGGGCGTTATTGTTGCGTCCATGGCTGGCGTAATATTGGCCGTGTCGAAATTACCAGTAAACAAAGGTTCGGCTGCTGTAGTGAAGTCATTAGCTGGTACTTTCTTAGCCTTATCGTTAACCATGAAAATTTTATCTACGATTCCGTTTAACGAAAAGATGCTATCGGCTATTAGTGGCATGGGTATTATAGTGGCATCTATGGCGGCGCTGTTTGCGGTTTTGGGAGGCATGAAACTACGAGGAGGCCAGTTAGCTGGAGCTGCATTAGCGTTTGCGGCCTTAGGTCCTATGTTTTTGATGCTTTCTGCGTCCTTAAAGATAAT